AGTATTTTCTCCATTTAATTCTTCGTATCTTGTGCAATCCAAAACATCTCTAAGGATTGCTTGCAGTTTATAATCACTATCTAAAATTCTAATTAATCCCATACAAACAACCCCCTTTATAACCATGCAGGAGTAAAGTCAATGGTTACATTGACATTTAAACCTGTGCCTGTAACTTGTATTGTGTTTTGACCAACTACAATAGGTAAAAAACTATCTAAATCGCCATCCATTACACTTAGTTTATTTGCACCATTTAAGGTAACCTCAAGATAAACGTTATCAATAATCAACGTGCCAGATCCTGCCGCTGTATAAGTTAATGTCTTGCCATTTAAAGATAAGACTAATGTAGTCCAACTGCCAACAACCTTAATTTGTGACTTACTCCCTTGCGGGCTGTCTTTGCCTATTGATACTGTACCGGGATTATTAAAATTAAAACTTGTAGCACTTGTAGCAGTAAAGCTATATGTTGCAATCCAAGGCACATTAATCAACCAAGGATAATCAGCACCATCCCATGTATCTTCATTAAATTCACCTGTATCAACGACCATATAAGCAAACGGCTGGCATTCAAAAATAATATCAGCTTCACCGATTCTGTTTAAAGTTTCAAGATCCACCGCTTCAATTATCCTTGCTAAGTAAAATTTATCTGATTCATCGTTAATAATAAGCCTTGACCACTTACCAATACTCAACCAAGCGGCTATATCTCTTGCCCTTTGCCTTAACTCTGTGTAATCATTGCCTTTGTAAGCAATGTGCATCACGATTTGTCTTGTAAGATAATCGCCACCACCAAAATCAAAAACCCCTGACTTACCCTGTATTTCAATCATTTTAGGTCTTTGAGCAGGGAGCAAAGGACGATTGACGGATTTACAGACTAAATTAAAATTATCGCTTGCAATATTATTATATTCAAATTTGCCTATCATACACTTACCCCCAATGCTCTATATCTGCCAATATTTGTTTTTGCCTGTATCCTGCTCGTTGATTTTGCAATTATTTTGCCGTCAAGAGTTGTAAAGACGTTTATGTTTTGTGTTGTTGCAGGAGCATATCCACTATTACCACCATAATAGTTACTGTTAACATCAAAAGATGTCGGTATTCTTCTGTTGATCTGTTTTTCAACGCTGTCAAATGCCTTTTCAAATCCAACGCCTAATCCAGCAGCCATGTTCTCGCCAATGCCTGCGAAAACCAAAGAAGGTGAATGAATACCTAACATATCTTTAATACCATCAACAATGCCACCAAAGAAGCCTGATACCTTATCGCTAATCCACTGACCCATTGATTTGATGCCATCCCATATGCCAGTTACAATATCCTTGCCTATGTCAACAAATCTGCTGAACATATTCTTAAAACCATTTACAATTGACGTAACGATCTCAGGGATCTTCTGTACCAATTGTGGTATAGCTTGTATTAAACCACCAGCCAAAGCAACGATAAGCTGTATGCCAGCTTCTACTAATTTAGGCAGGTTTTTGGTTATTGCATCTATAAGCTTTGTTATGATAACAGGGATTTTATCTATTAGTTTTGGTAATGCATCAATAAGCCCCTCTGCCAACGCCATTATAATTTCAATGGATGCATCAATAAGCATATCTACATTATCTATCAATGTTTCAACAATCATTAAAACCGTATCAACAATAGCAGGTATTAACTCTGGTAAAAACTGTGTTATACCACTTGCCAAAGCAATAATAACCTGTAAAGCACCGTCTACAATTTTCGGTAATGCTTCTAACAGTCCCATCGTTAAGGTTGTAATAATCTGTACCGCTGAGTCAATAATCATCGGTAAGTTATCTAGTAAACCCTGTCCCAATGTGCTAATAATCTGCATACCAGTGTCAATCAATTTCGGTAGGTATTCAATTATCTTGCTAACAACACCATTTAAAGTATTAGCCACAACATCAACCATCTTTTCGATGTCCCCGTTTGCATTGTTGATGCCATTTGTAAACTCGCCTAATAAGTCAACCCCATCACCAGCTAATGTAGTTAATGCAGGCAATAATAAAGTACCAAGTGCATTTTTAGCACCTTCAGATCCTACCTTTAATTTTTGAAGTTGATCATCAAAAGCACCAAAAGCGTTTAAAGTATCCTCTGATAACACATAACCAGCCGCTTCAGCTTCTGCACCAAGTTCTTTTAATCTTGCCGATCCTGCTTCTATTAAAGGATTTAACTCCTGTGCTGATTTGCCTAATAACTGCATAGCTATAGCATCACGTTCGGTTTCGTTCTCCATCTTTCCAAGCGCATCAATTACTTCCCAATATACTTCTTGACCATCCCGTAACGAGCCATCAGTATTAGTTACTTTAACACCTAATTTATCATAGGCTTCAGTCATATTTTTTGAGCCTGCTTGCACAGCGGACATAGACTTTATCTGTTTAGCCATCGACTTTGTTAGGGTTTCGGTGGATACATCAATCAATTCGCTGGCATACTTAAACTTTTGTAATTCGTCTGTAGCAATGCCTGTTTGGGTAGACATTGTCAAAATATCGTCTGCATAAGCCGCACCACTAACAGACATACCAACTAAAGCCGATCCTGCTGCTGCGGCTGCTGCCCCTAATGCAGTTATAGCCGCTCCTGCAATTTTGCCTACTTCTGCAAGTCCCGATCCTAACTTCGACCAACCACTTTCACCTTTTTGTGCATCATCACCAGAAGATTTCGCCTTTTTACCTGCTTCTTCTATTTCTTTGCCTGATTGTTCAGATTCTTTGCCAAAGTTATTAATCTTATCCGTTGTTTCTTTTAACGAGTTCTCTGTTTTAGCCAGTTCTGCTTCTGCCTTGTTTAGGGCTATCTGCCAATTCTTCGTTCTTGTATCGTTTTCTCCGAATTCCTTTGCGGAGTTCTCAAGAGCAGCTTTTAAGGTGTCTATCTTTTTTTTCTGCTCATCAATCAGCTTATTGTAAACCTCAGATTTGGCGGTCAAGGCTTCCATACTATCTGCATTACTGCCAAATTGTGCCGTTACCTTTCCCATTTCAGAGCCAAGAACAGCCATATCCTTGTTGATTGCAGATATCGCCTGCTTAAATTCTTTTTCACCTTCTATACCAATCTTTGGTCCAATGTCGTACGCCATTATCTCACCGCCTATATTGGGATTATGTCATCAATACTTTTAGGCGGCTGATACCGCCCTGTTTCCTTCAAATGCTCTTTGTATAAGAGCATCAATTTTCTGAGAGTCATATGCCATACATCCCGCTCCGGATATCCGAGCAAGGTTTTTCCAATATACAAACAGCGGGCAACATTAAACTTTTCTGTCGCCCGCTCTACCCGTTTGGGATGTCATCGTTTTCATCAGGTTCCGGTGTGCCAGCAGTAAAAGATTTCATGATAGAGTTCATCATGACCGGCATATTCATCGCATTGATATGCCTACCAACAAACCGCTCATCAACGTGTTGTATTTCTTCGCCTGTTTCGTCCTTCCTGCAGTCAATATCCTCGTTGATAAGCACAGTTAATAGATACCGCAGGTTTCTGATTTTGTTTTTGTCATCCTGAAACAGGTCTCCCAGGTTGCTAATTGGTACGTTGAAATGGTCCTGTATATCATCAATGGCGTTAAGTGTAAAGCGTAGGCCGTATTCTTTTCCGTTCAAAGTAATTTTAATACCTTTTGGTTTTAAATCGCTCATATCCTACCTCCCGAAAATTATAAAGGAATAGGGACGGAATTACCCGCCCCTATTCGGTAATGATATATTCATATGTCGCGATTTCAGAATCGTTATTACCTTCCTTAACTGCAATCGCCCTCAAAGCGCAAGTTGCGGCAATAGAAATTGCAGAACTGTATGTTTTTCCGTTAGTTGCTGAAGGTGTCGTACCATTGGTTGTATAGTAGATTGTTTCATCTTCACCAGCTGTCAATGTAACTTCAAACCCTTCTTCATATGTTCCGCTTGCTTTGTTAGCTACTGGTTTAGTACATTGCGCCTTAACACCTGATTTTGCCTGTAGATATGCAATTGCTTCGGCTTCTGTGTTAAATGTCTTTTCCTTTTTCCAGTCGCCGTTGTCATCGAGCATAATTGTACCTTCAAGCGTTGGAGTGTTGAAAACGACATTTTCGCCTTTGGTGGCATTGGTATCGTTTGGTTCAGCAAATTGCACCTTCGTCAGCCAGATTGCGCGGTATTTCTTCACATTATTTACCTGTTTTACACCGTAGAATCCAATACTCACATATGGGCTGCTATCATTACCATTGGCTGTGATTTCTCCGTCGTTTACGGTATGCCCGAGGAATGCGGTTTGAACTGCATCGGACAGATCATCAATTCCTAATGTGATTGTGCCTCCCTGAAAAGATTTGTCGCTCTCTGCGATACCATCATCGGCATACAGTTTACCATCGTTGACGGTGATTGAAATGTCGGCCTGAATTGCTTTACCGATTACCCCGGCTGTACTTTCGGTTTTATACACGGGGTACTTCAAACCTATTTTTGCCATATCGTCACTCTCCTTTACTTATCCAATGCGAATATACGTAAATCCGCGTCAATTGATTTTCCCATTTCCTCAATTGCTTTTTTCTTTGCCCGATTCACAGCCGGACGAATGAAAGGCTTCTTTGGTTGTGTGGATGTTCCTGACTCCATTGCTCGAGCTTTTAGTGCATTTGGTACTCCGTTTCTGTCATAGCCCGCAAATCCTATCTTTGTGTTCGTATTCCCTTGATGATCAACATCTGGCGGAGCAATACCCAAAGAATCTAGGAGATCTCCCGTAGAATACTTCGAACCGGAGAGATTTTTCTTAAGTTCTTTCCGAATTTCATCTGCCACAGGATTCGCCCCTGCCTTTACAGCTCTCTTCGCAATCTCAGACGCTTTTTCTCCAAGCTTTGATAGCTTCATGGCATACTCATCAATACCCATAATCGTCATCTTTGCCATCACACCAACTCCCATACCCACTCAAAATGGATATAACCAGTGTCATGTTCATGCTGAATGGAGTTTAACTTCCAAGCAAGGCCATCATCGCTATCAAGCGCGGCTTCGATCTGCTGTACCACCGGGTCATTCTCTGTTTTTGTGAAGTAATCTATTGTTCCGGTGAGCGCTCGCTCGACTTTCTGGCCATCTGCATGAACTGCGTCGCCCTCACCGTCCTCGGCCCATACAATGTAGTTGCCTGTCTGGCCGGTAGCAAAATAACGAAAGACAGGCGGGCCGATGGCGAGAAGGAGAGTTTTAAGACTCTGCAATGTCATAGGCCACCTCCAATCTCTGAAGTGACAGATCCATCACAGGTGGGTCGATATCTTCGGGATACTGTACCTGTACAATACGATACTGCTGACCATCAACAGGGATTACGACATCATGCAGAGATACACTCCTTAGCTGCGGCATCCTCAATACAAGGTCGATCCTCGCCTGTGTCTGCATTGCTGCCCAGTAACGGCTCATACCCACCGTGCGCTCTTTGTACCGCAGATAAGCAGCTTTGAGCTTTAACCCATCTTTCGGCATGCCTCCTGGAGGCGCTATGTTGCCGACAGAATATATGTTTGCGACGCCGTCATTAAACGTCTGATTCTGAATCTTCTGTTGCGGCATAGTCCTTCACCTCCTGCGATATTTGCAATGTCAAAAGTTCTGGAAGGTAATTGTTCTGGAATTCATCCAGTGCATTCGAGCGCACATACCGGCAATAGTCGAACAGAAGTTCCCTCGGCTTGTCCTCTGCGAGATAGTCAAGCTCCGCTCCGGCAGCTTTGTTCAGATACTTCTTTCCACGGGCAATGATGCCGAAAAGCTTGTTGTCGCCTGTGGGGTCGTGCCATGTGATATCGAGGTAGTTTTTGACGGCAACCAAAAGGATCTCATCTGCGTACTTTGCTTTAAATTCATCTTCATCAAGCTCCGCAATGTACGCCTGTTCGCAATAATCAAAGAGCATATCACGAGGCCTGCCGGTTTCTGAATATGTCAACTTCATCCCCGACAGGCCGTCGATAAACTCAATGCCGCCATTGATTATTCCTGTCAGCATAGTGTCCTCTTCATCGCTATCAACATCAACGTTCAAATATGTTTTTATGTCATCTAACAAACCTTCCGGCAGCATCTAATCACCTACTTTTTCTTTGTAGATTTCTTAGTTGTGGTTTTCTTTGTTGTGGGTTTTTTAGTTGTCGGCTCTTTGAGCTCGCCGATTGCCTGAACAAAAGGGCCAGAAGCGGCCGAGGTTAATTCCTCGTACCGCTCCTTGGTTACGTTGATTTCCTGCCCTTCCTGATAAACAACTTTCGTG